AATTCACTTGTGAATTAAGTTTATATTCTAGGGTTTTGGTGATAGTAAAAAACAAAAAGGAAGAGCCGAAGCCCTTCCCTTAATCTCTTGTGTAATCCTAATGTCTGTATGCACTGTGTCTTGACTGTGCCTTTCTAACATCTTTAGCAACATAATACTTTCTGCCATTACCATGACATGAGTTCTTACTTGCACCGCAAGACATTAAACATACTATTAGCATAACACACATGCCAATTAACATTCCTTTGATAACAATAGCTAGATTTTTCATTTTGATTTAATTTTAAAGACTCCATTAGTGTGAGAGCCTTGGTTTAACAATTGATTCTTTTTCCAATAGCACAATGCTTTATTGGGAAATGTAAATGACTCCATAATAGTAGAGCCATTTACAATGTATTCTAAACACCACATTACTTTTTGAATAATGGGTAAGAACTATTTATCAAGAAGCATATTGCTGACAAGCACATTGCTGAACCTGCGAATACAAATGCTTCTGAACTCTCCGCTGTCATAGCAGAGAAACAACTTACACCGCACATCAGTGTAAGTAAAAGGTTGAATAGATTTTTCATGATTGAAATTTATTAAGGGTTATTATTTACTAAATACTTCACACAATACTAAAGGCATAATGAGAGCTGGAACAGCAATTAAGCTTATTGCATAAGGTGTTACAGACATCAATAAGATTGGTGTTAGCACTAATAGCACTGTAACCAAAACGGCAAGAACTTTTTTCATAAGTGAAATGTTTTTAAGGGTTTATATTAAATCACTTGTGATTTAGGTTTATATTAAAGGCTAAGTGCTGCAGTAATATATGTGCTATATAAGATAGACTACTGATAGACTTCTCTCTGTCTGTTGGAAGACAACACTTCACTTTGTTCTCTCCTCTGTGTGTTGGCCTGTGTGGTGTGTGCTTTCTCTCCACCACCAAGAGTTCTTCCCCTGTGGATTTTTTTCTTGAGAGTTACGGTAATTTTTCTTTGGACTTTTTCTTTGAGTAGGGGGTATCCACCCGCGCCGAAAGGCCGGGGGGCCTGCGAAGCAGGGATGTTACCAACATACAGATACTATTCTATTTTGATTTACCCACATCCTAACACAATCTGGTTTTACTTTACCCAAAATTTTGTAACTTTGAATTATGGAGAGAGAAGAAAATGGTATTATTATACTAGTTCTGAAGCTAACAGAAAAAGCTCAGAAGTTTGAAAAGCAGATTAAATCAATCCGCAAACTTAATACGGCAGATGTTATGTTTCTATTAGAGATGTCTGATCATATAGATAAAATGAAATTACATATTAAGAATAAGACTTGGGATAATAATAAAGCATCTAAAGTTTATTCTTATCTTATTAGTAAGGATATTGAGTTAGTTAATCTTGCTAGAACTATATTGAGTTATGCATAGTGTTTATAAATTATTTTTATAGATTTGCATTTAAAACCTAGAACATGGCAAAGATTACAACTCAAGGAACCAACACTAAACTTTCTCTTAAAGTAAATAGACCAGGTGTACATGCAAAGTCTAAGACTTCAAAGTTGAAGAAGTCTAAGAACTATAAGAAAATGTATCGCGGTCAAGGAAAATAATCTCGCCTGAACACTCTCTCCCGTTCAGGCACTTTAGGTGGCGCGACTAAAAACTATGTTATATTGCCACCGGACAACCCTCACTTTCTGCTTTGTGAGGGTTTGTTTTTTTATTGTAAATTAAAAATGTTTATTATCTTTGCTCAAAAGCAGTATGAAAATCTTTTACAAAACCATTAATGGATTTAAAATTAAATTTTGCAGGGCTTATTTCTGTATGGGGATCGGAATGGATCAGTTTACTCCAATGTATTACAGATATACTATTGGACAATCACTGGGACCTGTTAAGAGGAAAAAAGAACTATGTGAAACTGCGACTAAAATATTTAAGTCATAAGTATGTGGATACATCAAGGAAAAGAATTTATAGATGAAATGATTCCGGAAGGAGCAGTTGGTTTTGTTTATGAAATGATTTCTATTATTGATGGAAAACCGGTGAGGTATATTGGCAAAAAGAATTTCTTTGCTGATGTAAAAACTAAGTTGGGTAAAAAAGAATTACCTACAGATAAAAGATTAAAGACTTATAAAAGAGTAAAACGAAGTACATATAAGAATTACTACAGTAGTAATGAAGTGTTGAAGAAAGCTCATGCAGAAGGAGTGACTATTAAAAGAGAAATACTACATATCTGTTATAGTAAGTTAGAACTTTCATACTACGAATGCAAATACCAGTTTGCATTAGGTGTATTAGAGAGTGATGAGTTCTTAAATGGGAACATACTTGGTAAATTTTATAAACTAAAATAAATGGAGAAGGTAAAAATTATTAAAAGAAGTGGACCAAATCATTCTTGGTACAATGACTATGTAGGGCAATGGTTTCCAGTTGTAGACAAAAAGGAAAATGAATTGCAGCTTAATATTGGTAATGGAGATTTAAGATGGATTGATAAGGACTGTGTAGAGTATGACCAACCAACTGAAGCTGAACCAAATCCGATTGCAGGTAATCCATTACTTGTGAGTATGATTGAAACATACAATAAATGTTTTGCTACAGCTGTAGCCAAGAATAATGACTATGGTGGATCTAATGATGATCCATTTGCTAACTTCAGAAATTCCACTATAGCTGGAGTTTCTGTAGAAAAAGGAATCTTGGTAAGGCTGATGGATAAGATGTCTAGAATATCTACTCTATTGGACAAAGAGGCAATGGTGAAAGATGAGAAGATTACTGACACTATTGAAGATGCTATCAATTATCTGGCAATTATGAAAGCGTATATTGATTTAAAAAATAAAAAGTAAAAAAAATGAAGTACAGAAAAAAACCAGTAGAAATTGAAGCAGTGCATTTTGCAGATGCTACATTAGGAACTCTTGATAAGATTTCAGAGTTTATGGAACAAGAACAAGAGATTGTTTTTAATGATTCAGTGGCAGAACCTAAAATTAAGATTGAAACATTGGAGGGACCGATGTTTGCATCACTAGGCGATTACATCATCAAAGGAATTAAAGGTGAGTTCTATGCATGTAAGCCGGATATTTTTGAACTCACTTATGACAAAGTAAATTAATTAAATAAAAAATAGTTATGATCTATCAAGGTAAAGTTGTCATTTTAGACAAACCGGTTTATGAACCAAAAATTAAAGGATTGGAGTTAAGTCCTGCTGATCAAGCAATCATTGAAGCAGATTTAGTAAAACATTACACTCGTCTTACAGTACATGCAGTTGGAGAAGAAGTAACTTTCTGCAAACCTGGAGATGAAGTAATGGTAACTCCTCGTCAATTATCTTACTGTGATGTAATAGATATTGAAGGAAATACTAAATTTATATCCAAAGAAGCTGATTGTATTGCCAAATACTAAGCCTTACTTAAACTACAGAAGACCTTGTTAGCGCAAGGTCTTTTTTTTTGTTTATATTTGTTGCATAAACAAAAAGTTTTTTGTATATTATTAGATATTGTTTATTAAATTCATAAATTATGTCCATTATAAATTCAGACGGTTTAAATACCAACTGGCAGTTAAATGTTTTAAGAGGACTGCAGGCTATTGCAGATGAGGTAGCAAAACCTCTTACCTGTGCCGAAGACGGAATTACAATATGTTCTCCAGTAAATGGTTTAAATGTTAATGTTCATGATGCTTTAGGCAATGATATTACAAGTACACCGGTTGGTCCAGATAGAGGATTAGATGTTAATATTATAGGAGGTGTTACCTTAGAAGTTAATCTAGATGCTGCTAATGACGAAGTAGGTATTTATGGTTATAATGGTACAACACCTACTCCAATTTCTGTAGATTCAAATGGTTTTTTAAATACAAACGTAATATTTCCTTCATCTTTAGCAGTAACACAAGATCCAAGTTCAGATCCTTGGACAGTAGATGCTAGTGATTTAGACATCAGGGATCTTTTATTTGCTACAGATAAAGTAGATGTAAGTGGTTCAAATATTAATGCTATTATAACTGGACCTTTAGGAGTACAAGCAGATTGTGCAGATGCAATATCTACAACATTATGTCAAACTCAAGAAGATATTTTAACTGCAATTAAAGATGCAGTAGAAGGAACTGTAGATGTAAATATAGTAAGTGGTGTAACTTTAGAAGTTAATCTGGATCCAGATTTCGATGGAGTAACAATATATGGTTCTAATCCAACTGTTCCTATTCTTACTGATGGTGCTGGTCATCTTCAAGTAGATATTCTTACAATTCCAGAAGTTGAAATAAAGAATGACGCAGGAAATCCTATTCCAGTAAATGGAACGGTTGCTGCTACACAATCAGGAACTTGGACAGCTGCAATTTCATCATTACCAGCTATAACAGGAACAGTTGCGCTAGATACTGCTACTCTTGCTGCTTTGGAAACAGTGACTGTCAATCAAGGAACATCTCCTTGGGTTGTATCAGCAAATGATTTAGATATTAGAAATCTAACTTTTGCTACAGATAAGGTAGATGTGTCAGGTTCTTCTGTTACGATTACTGATGGCACTGATAATTTAGCAATTGATTTAAATGGCAGTATAAGTTCAAATTTATATGCAAATGATTTAGTATCGGGATCACCTGAGTTAGTAACTACAACAGGTGGAATAGGGTATCAAGCATTAGATGTAAATGTTGTAGCTCCTATAAATACAATTACACCTAATATATTATCTGTTACAGGTAGTGGTGTTATTGCACCTGCTGTATATTCAATTACATTTTTTAATAGTGGACCTGATGATGAAGTAATATCATTTGATGGTGGTGCTACACCTGTAGTTCTGTCACCAGGAGTTTCTGTTACAATGGATGCAGGAGGAATAGCTAATAAATATCCAGCAGGAGTATTTGCATATGATGTTATAGGAACAGGACCAATTATTATAACGTATAACTCTTAACAAATGAAAACATTTATAAAAAGAGATCTGCCTACTAATCAGTATAATGCAGCAATGCAGGCTAATACTCCATCTGGAACAAATCCATTTGCGACTATATCTGACTTACCAATAGTAACGGGTAATGCAAACAGATTAGTATTTGATGTAAAGTATAATCAAACTGGAGGACTTGTAAAAGGTCAAGCAGTTTATGTTAATGGAGCAGATGGTACTAATATTACTGTTGGAAAAGCAGATTATACCACTGAAGTAACATCATCTAAAACATTAGGTCTTGTAGTAGTAACTGGAGCAAATAACTTTCAAGGACAAGTAATTTCTGATGGATTATTATCCGGAATAGATACTTCTGCAGCAGGTGCTGCCGGTGATCCAGTTTGGCTAGGTCCTAATGGAACTTTGATATATGGATTAACGGCAAAACCTTATGCACCAAATCACCTTGTTTTTATTGGTATAGTTACTAAGAAAAATGCAAGCACTGGTGAAATCTTTGTTAAAGTTCAAAATGGTTTTGAGTTAGATGAACTTCATGATGTTCAATTAAAAGGTACAGGTAATCTTCCTTTAGATGGAGAAGTTCTTACATATGAAGCATCCACTCAGTTATGGAAAGCAAAACCTGTTGTAAGTCAAAATGATTCACCACTTGTATTTGTTATTGCTGCTACTGAAGGAGCATTAGCAGGTTCACCAATATATAATAATGGACTTGCTAATGATGGTATAGGAGCTACATTAACTGCTACAAGCAATGGTGTAGTTTCTGATGGTACTGCTGTAGGTAGAATTGATACTAATTATATAGCTGAAGCTGGTGATCTTATTCTTGTTAAGAATCAAGCAAACCAGTTTCATAATGGTATTTATGAGATTACTAACACAGGTAGTGCAACCACTCCTTACATTTTAACTAGAAGTATAGATGTTGATGCACCAGAGGAGTTATATCCTTTACAAGTAAATGCATTTCAAGGATTAGTAAACGGTAGTAAATACTTTACTCAAACAAATACTGCATGGAGTAGTGCTACTCCACCGGTGATTGGATTTGCAAATATAATATTTGCACTTACAACTCTTACTACAAGTCCTTTACAAATAACATTTGTAGATAATGCTACAAGTGGAGTTCTTCCAGCATATACATATACTCCAGGACCTGACAGTACAAAACCAGGTGTTGGTGCTACACTTACAGCTCAAGGTGTAGGTACTTTAGTTGTATCAGGAATGACAGCTGGTGCTAGTACAACTTCATCAACTCAATTTACTACTCTTCTTGTTAGAAATGAAATTGAAACTCTTCCTTTAAGATCAGTAAGATATAATGGTACTTATCAAGTTATAAATCCAGGAAGTCCTACATCAAGATGGACATTAAGAAGAATAGATGATCTTGCTGCTGGTTTTAACAAAGCACTTAGAATTGTATTCTGTTCTCATAATGTATCTGTTTTTGCAGGAACTTATTTTACACCAACATGGAATCCAACATTACTTAATAAAAATATTGGAAATACAACATTACCATTAGCAACAAATAGAATTGATTATGTAGCCTATGCTCCTCAAAATGGCAGATTTGGTATTGCTAATTCTAATGGTGCATATAGTTATCATGGTACTTTGCAATCAGCAATTAATGCTGCACTAGCTGGTCAAACTATTGAAGTTTTTGCTGATTATACAGAATTAGCAGATTTAAGTGTAATATTAAAAAATGGTGTTAACATCAACGGTAATGGTCACACTTATACTTTAACTGGAAACGGTACCGCATCATGTCTTATTGATAATGGTGTTACAGCAAACTGTAAAATAAATAACTTTAATCTTGTTAGAATAAGTACTACTGCATATAATACATTAAATAAAGCAGCCTTAAATCTTACAGGTGCTTCAATAATTGATTGTTCTGGTTCTACATTTACTGGTTCAAGTGCTGTATCTGTTATAGTTAATGGACCAATAAAACTTTCAAATATTGTAGTTTATGGTTCACTATCTACTCAGTTAGTAATAAGTTCAAGTGGTGCTATAGTATCAAATGTATACGCACATAATACTACACTTAATGGTGCATCATTTACGGGATGTATTAATAATACAGGTATTTTACAAAATGCTACTGCATATCATACTGGTGGAAACCCTGCAATTATTAATGGTACAACAGGTAAAGCTTTAGGTTGTAGAGGATATGCAACAAGTTCTGTTGGTTTTGATAATCAAGGTATTGCTCAAGATTGCCATGGTTTCTCAGCTTCTAGTGCTGGATTTACTTGTTTTATTGCATCAATAAGTGAGAACTGTACAGGTACATCTTCTGGATCAGCAGGTATATCAATTAACGGTCAGAATGGTGCAAGACTTCTTAACTGTACTGGATATAGTACAGCTGGTCAAGGAATTACTGCAACTAATGGATTTATGATGGGTTGTCATGGATATAGTACTGCAAACAATGGTATTGGTGCATCAAATGGAAATAATGGAACTGGTTCAGCATACAATTGTACTGCTATATCAGATACATCATCTGCTTTTGCATTGAGTACACAAAATGCTTATACAATATCTAACTGTACCATAATTGCAAGAGCAAATAACTCAGCAGCAGCAGGAATTGAAATATCATTTTATGGTATACCATATGTTATTGTAGGCAACACAATTCAAGTTACTGGTAATACTGCAAACTGTATTAGATCAAATGGTGCAACAAGTATAAAATATTCTCAAAATAGATTTAATGGAGCATTCGTTTCTGTAGGAACAAACATAACACAAGCTATTATTAATACAGAAGATGCATACGGTAATATAACTCTTTAAAATTAAACACAATGGATAATCTACAACAAATAGTACTTCAAGAAACTACAGCACCTTATGTAAGAGCATTGGCTCAATATGGTGAAGGTTTTATACCAGATTTGCAAAAAGAAATCATCTATGATGAACTTTCTGATAGTGAAAAACAAACCTGGGATGCTTTTGTACAACTTATAAAAAGTAAATAGTCATGGCTGTTACTCTTCTATCGTATGGTCACATACCTGAAAAAGGTATTAACTATACAGCAATTACTGATAGTTCTGCTGATTGGTCATCACCAACTTTACCAAACAATACTTATTTTTATGATAAGACGGACAAGTTACCTCATTACAAAGATGCATCTGGTAACATACTTGAAGTCTTTACAACAGCTGGTGTTTCAAGTAATATTTATAACACTGATGGAACATTAACAGGGCCAAGAACAGTTACATTAGGAACTAATGGATTAGCATTTTCTGGAGGAGCTGGAGTTGGATCTATTGTATTAGAAAAAGTTAATGGAACTATATTTACTAGGTATAGTCAAGATATAAGTAATATAAATGCGTTGGTGATAAATGGTACTAACTCAACAGGTATATATCTTAATTCAACTCAATTTGAAATTCTTACAGATAATGGAGTTAACACAGGTTCTATTACTGTAGAACCAGATCAAATTTCATTAACAATTCCTGGACCTGCAACAAGAAGTATAAACATCATACCAAGTGGTATTTCAATCAATGGAGAATACACATTACCAAATGCAGATGGTTCTGCATTCCAAGCTTTAACAACGGATGGTGCAGGAAATTTATATTGGTCAGAAGCAATTACTCCAAGTTCTTCTTTTATACCTCCTATTGAACAATCAGAAGTTAGAAGAGGTGTAGTTGCAGTTTCCAGTTCTACAAGTATAGGTAATTTTGGAGGAGTTGGGGCAGGTCAAGAAGGTTCAAGTGTTGCAATACCACTTGGAGGAATTGTACCATTAGCAAAAGTTAGACAACTTACTTCAGCTGCTTCAACTAATTCGCGTGTATCTGTACAAACAGGAACTTCTGGAGCTGTGATTAGAATGGGTAGAGGTTTTAGATTTATTGGTTCATATATATACTCAGATCAATCTGCTGGGGGTACAAACTGGTATTCAACAGGAGCAAGACAATTTTGTGGTTTAACAACAGGTGGTTCAATCATATTACCTATAAATAGTACTACTACAGTTCAAAGTAGAACAAATATAATTGGAATAGGATCAGATGTTGGAGATACAAATTTGCAGATATTTCATAATGCTAATACTGCTTCAGCCACTAAAATAGATTTAGGCTCCAACTTTCCAGCAAACAAAACGGGTCCTGTTACTAATGCTGAAGCATATCAACTTGAATTATATAATGCTTTTGGTTCTACTGAAGTAAAATATAGAGTCAGAAAATTAAGTAATGGTTTAGAAGTTACTGGAACAATTACTACAAATTTACCTAATGGTGTAGATTTAGGACCACAGATTGTAAGGACTTCTGGTAGTTCTTCTGAAAACGTATCAATTGATTTAATACAATTAACAACATACACAAGAGAATAATGAAAAAATTTGAGATAATCTTAACTTTAAAGAGAAGAGTTGAAAATGATATTTACTATGTTGAATATGCTCCTAATAATGATGAGTATGATGATCAAGTAAAAAAATGTGATACTGTTCCTTTAGATCAAATTGAAGATTTAATTTATTTAGAACAAGTAACAATTGAATTATTTAGTATACTTGAAGATAAGTTTGGAACTGAATTTACAAATCAATATTACTTATAACAATGGGAACTGAAATGTTAACAATAGCAATTTTTGTAGCAGGTGTTATTCTTGCAATTATAGGCTTCTTTTTAAGAAGTGCTTATGGTACAATCAATAAACAAATAGAAATGTTAACTTTGGAAAATCAAAAAAGAATTGAAGACCAAGGTAAATTGAAAGGAAAATTTGAGTTGTTAGAACAAGAGCACAGATTGAAACTCCAGCATATTGAAGAAAATACTCAACATGAAATAAAAAACATGGCTACTAAAGTAGGAGAACTTTCTGATGTTGTAGGAGATTTAGTAAGAGTTCAAATGAATGCAGCAGCAAGAAGAAGACCAAATAATAATAATTAATTATGTCATTAAAAAAAAGATGGAATGCACCTACTCCTAAGTTCTGGAAGAAAGTGCAACAAATTGCAATAGTAGCTGGAGCAGTAGCAGGAGTTATTATTGCGGCACCAATTGCTCTTCCTGCAGCAGTAGTAACAGCTGCAACATATGTAGTAACAGCAGGAACAGTAGCAGCAACATTATCTCAACTTACTGTTGAAAATCCTGAAACAAAATAACCATGGCAAAGAAAAAAGTAGAAGACTTTAAAGTAGATGTGGATACTAAAAAAGTAGATGTTCATGTTGAAAAAAAAGGAGATTCAGTTAAAGCGGAAGTTAAGACTGAAAAAGTAGAAGTAAAATATGAACAAGACACTGATGGTAAAGATTTTAAACTGGATTCAAAAAAACTTGATGTCCATGTACAAAAATCTGAAACTGGAACTACCGTTAAAGTAGAAGCAGAAAATGGATTCTTAAAAAGAATTGGTAATTTTATCTCAAAGATATTTGTTAGAAAATTTAATAAGTAAAAAAATGGGAGAGTTAGATTTAAAAAAAATTAAACAGATTCCATTATCTACATCTCAATATGTAGATGAAGATGTAAAAAAAGTTCAAATTGTTTTACATCATACTGCGGGAAATTCTTCTGCACCAGCAACCATTAAAATGTGGAACAGTGATGATCGTGGTAGAATTGCAACATGTGTGGTAATTTCCGGAAAAGGTCTTTCAAAAGATACTTTTGATGGTGAAATCTGTCAAGCATTTTCTTCAAGAAAATGGGGATACCATTTGGGCCTTAAAAGAGATATTTTTAGAGCTTATGGTGTTCCATATAAATCAATTGATCCTATAGCAATAGGAATTGAAATTTGTAATTGGGGGCCATTACAAAAGAAAGGTGAAAAATACTTTAACTATGTAAATAGAGAAGTTCCTGCGGATCAAGTATGTGAATTAGAAAAAGCATACAAAGGTCATAAATATTATCATGCTTATACAGATGCACAAATTGAATCTGTACGTCAGTTATTAGTTTATTGGAGTAAAGTTCACGGAATTGATCTTACTTACAATGAAGATATTTGGGATATATCTGTAAGAGCTTTAAAAGGAGAAAATGGAGTGTTTACTCATAATTCCTACAGAAAAGATAAATCTGATGTGTCCCCTCAACCAAAATTAATTACAATGTTAAAATCTTTAAAGTCATGAGTAAAAATCAATTTAAGGGATTAGCATATACAAAGAATGTAGATGCTTTAAATTATGCACCTTCAAATAGGTCAAGAGGAAGTTTACTTCGTAGAGAAGAAGGTGGAGAAGTATGTGAAACTACATCAGATGGTGGAAAAGGTTGTCGCAGAAAATCAAAATCAAGATCAAGAGGTTCGTCAAGTGAAACAAGAGGTGGTGTATTATCTGCTATTGGAACAGGTATTGCTGCTGGACTTGGTGGTCTTCTTTATAAAAACATGAAAGGAAAAGAATAATGGCTAGAAATTCATTAGCTGGTAAATCTACTGGTAAGAGTAAATCTGCAAAATACTTTGCAGAAAATCCGGAAGCCAGAAGAAAAAAGAATGCATACAATAAAGAGTATCATTCTTCACCTACTCGTGTTAAATACAGAGAAGAACTAAATGCAGCTAATAGAAAATCGGGAACTTATGGAAACAAAGATGGAGTTGATAAATCTCACACAAAGTCTGGTAAACTTGTAAGTGAAAAAGCATCTAAAAACCGTGCTAGAAATGGCAAAGGTGGAAAACCAAAAAGAAAGTAACCTCCCCCATTAAATAGCATTTATGGGCCGCCCGTGTAATACTGTTACACGGGTTCTTTTTTCATTAAACATTTAATAGTTAAACATTTATTATTATATTTGACATCAATAAACATTTAATATTATGTCAGAAGAAACCAACCAAGAAGAACGCGAATTTACAGAGCAAGAAATTCGCGCAATGCGTGACAAAACAATTGCTTATTACAAAAGTCAAGAAAAAGTATTGGCTGCACAATGCACTGTTGAGGAATATAAAGCCCGCATTAAAAAAGCACAATTTGAAGCATTTGATTATTCAATGAGAATGATGCAAATTAACCAAGCCATGAAAGAAGCAGAGGAAGAAGCCGAATCTGAAACTGAACAAACTAAATCTGAATAATTATGGCAAAGGCGTTAGTTGTAGATAAACAAGTGCCTTTATCTTTAAAAGAAGTAATCAAGTTTCAAATAAACATGCATTGCTTTATTAATAAGATTAGGCTCAGTCCAGCACAATTAGATTGTTTAGCGTTGTTGGGACTTTATGGAGATATGAATATGTCTGATTTTTGTAGTGAAGTTGTTTCTGAAGAAATTTTTGGAAATGTACAAACTACAAGAAACTTTATTACAAAATGTGTTAAAGATGGACTTGTTGTTAGAAGTGGTTTAGGAAACAAATTAGTTTCTATAAGTAAAGAACTAGAACTTTTAACTGAAGGAACAATTTTACTTAATTTAAAAGTATATCATCTTGAAACCAACAAAAAGTAAAGACTTAATTCAAAAAACTGCTCAACAATTAAATTTACCAGTTGAAATGGTAGCTGATGTTGTTGATTTTTATTATTCTGTAGTCATTAAAAAAATTGAAGAATTAAAAGATCCAACTATTTTTTTGCATGGACTAGGTACATTAAAATTAAGTAGAAGAAAACTTGAAAATAACATTAAGAATTTAGAAAAACTGCTTGAGAGCAATTCACAAGAAGATTTTAAAAAGGTTGTAAAATACAATCTTTCTAAAGTAATGTTAGATGAAAAAAAAGAGAGTTTAGAAATTTGTAATCAGTATTATAAACCAATTTATGAAAAGCGTTATAAAAATTTGGAAAAGCAAAGGTCAGATACTGGAGGGGATAAAGAATAATATCTTTAAAACTGAACATGTAGAAGAAATTGCAAAAGAAAGATGGACTATTTGTGAAGGTTGTCCAGTTCTTGATAAAGAAGGAACAAAGTGCGTTGTTCCTGGAACCGGTCCTTGTTGTGGAGAATGTGGATGTAGTATGGGATTAAAATTAAGATCACTTGGTTCTGAATGCCCTTTAAAAAAATGGGATGCGGTGTTATCTCATGAAGAAAGTTATTTACTACAAAAAAAATTAAGCGATGAGTCAGAAGAAACTAAGTAGTTTATTAAATGCAGGTGTTGTACCAATTAATCCTAATGATTCAATAAATGATTTTTCTCAAGGATTATGGAGTCAGATAACTCAAAATAATGCAAATATTTATGATCCATACAAAACCGTATCAATTTCTGCAGATGAAAAAGAGTATTTGGAAACTATTGCTCTTGCAGCAGATTTATTAGCCGGTGAAGTAATTACACCTCAAGAGTATTTTAAACTTAAACTACTACTTAAAAGTAAAGATGAAGAAGTTAGAAATACAGGAATTATATTCTTAAATCTAAAAGGAAAATTATGAGTTTAAAATTTTACGCAGATGATCATAAGTATGTAAGTTCAGATGAAGAAGTTGAAAAAATAGAATGGATAAGTGTTACAAGATTAATTCATTTCTTTAAAGAACCTTTTAATAAAATAAAACAAGCAGACCTTGCTTCTAAAGGAAAAAACCCTAAATACAATAAACTAACACCACAACAAATTATAGATTTGTGGGATAGTGAAAACAAAAGGGCAATTAAGCTTGGTTCTTGGTATCATGACCAAAGAGAAAAAGATTTACTTTCTTGCAACAGCATTACGCGACAAGGCAAAGAACTTGAAATTATAAGTCCTTTGATGGATGGAGATATTAAACTGGCTCCAGTACAACAACTGGTAGAAGGAATATATCCTGAACACTTTGTTTATTTAAAATCCGTTGGTATTTGTGGACAATCAGATAGAGCTGAAGTAGTTTTTGAATTTGTAGATGTATATGATTATAAAACTAATAAAGAAATTAAAAAGGAAGGATTTAAAGATAAGTCTGGAAAATCTAAAAAAATGCTTCCTCCGTTGTCCCATTTAGATGATTGCAATTATAATGATTATGCATTACAGTTAAGTACCTATATGTATATTATTTTAAAACACAATCACCAACTAAAACCTGGTAAAATTCAATTAGATCATGTTGAATTTGAAATTGACCATTATGATAAAAATGGTTATCCGGTAGTGGCAACTGATGCAATGGGTGATCCATTGGTAAAAAATGTAACACCGTATGAATTACCATACATGAAAAAAGAAGTAATTGCAATGTTTAAATATGTGCAAGAAAACAGAGAAAAAATACTAAGTCATGGCCATTAAATTATTTGACATACAAGGAGGTAAAGTTGTTCCTACAGAACATTGCTATCTTCTTCCATTTTTAAAAAGAATTATTGAGGAATACAAAGACAATCACTTAGATATACTTGCTTATTTATTTTATATGTCTTGCCGTAGTTCTGAAAATCCATATTTTAATAGACCACAAGAGGATGTTCAAGAAGAAATTCTTAGAGATTTAGAAGCAACTTTTGATTCAGAAGATAGGTTTATTAGAATGGCTTTAGATAGATGTAAAGAAATGTATGAAACTCCAACTGTTAGAGCCTATAATGGAATTGCAAACATGTTAGAAAAACTAGCATTTTACATGGAAACTCAAACCATTACAGATGGTAGAGATGGAAATATAACTGCAATTGTAAGTGCTGCTAAAAACTTTGATGCTATTAGAAAATCATTTAAAGGAGTTGCTAAAGATTTGGAAGAAGAACAATCATCAAGAGCAAGAGGTGGACAAAAATTAAGTTACGATGACTAGAGATGATTTAGGGGAAGTCTTTGCAGATATTCCTCTTTGGGATAATGGTATTTGGAAATCTCATAGTTTTGAGAGTAGAGAAGAATTTGCTGAAACATTAGAGCAAGATTACTTTAAAGAACCAGGTCAATATGATTTTGATGAAATAGTTTTTGAATTTCAAAAGCAAGGAAGAAAATTTAAAAAACATGGTTATTTCTGTGATGCTGCAGATGGAACTAAAGATTTTATTGATTATTGGAATGATCAAAAAATTAAATCTAGAAAAGGTGTTTTATTTTGGAAAGGTGATAAAAAATTCTACTTATCACGTGACTACTATTTTTGGATTAACTTTTTACCCATCATTGATAAAGTAAAAAGAAAAACTGATTTTCCAGATATACATGATGCACAATATCACATGTCATTATATGAGTGGATTGGTGAATTAAAATACAAACATGGGATTGTTTTAAAAAAGCGTCAGTTTGGTTCATCTTTTTATCATGCGGCTAAATTGATAAATATACTTTGGTTTGAGTATTCACCTGTATTGAAAATAGGTTCATCATTAAGTGCCTATGTAACCGGTGTAAATGGTACTTGGAAAATGCTTCAAGAATACCGTAACTTCTTAAATACAAATACTGCATGGTATAGGCCAATGAATCCAGGTGGAGTTGGTGAATGGCAGCAAAAGATTGAATATGTTGAAGGAGGTAGAAAAACCGAAAAAGGTAGAAAGGGTGTATTACAAGCATTATCATTTGAACAATCTGATACTGCCGGTGTAGGGGGACTTTGTACTTTGTTCTTTTATGAAGAGGCAGGAATTGCTAAATCTATGGACAAAACATACGAGTTCATGCTTCCGGCATTACAAGCTGGAGAAATAACAACTGGTTATTTTATTGCATCTGGAACAGTGGGAGATTTGAAACAATGCGAACCTTTAAGAAAATACATGTATAAAGCCAATGCTAACGGCTTTTATGAAATACCAAATAAATGGTCTGATTCTAAAGGTACTATTATAAATAGCGGATTGTTTATTCCAGAACAATGGTCAATGCCACCTTATATAGATGACTTTGGTAATTCAAAAGTAGAAGAAGCTTTAGAAGCACTTATTGCTTTAAAAGAACAATGGAAAAAAGACTTAGATCCTGAAACATATCAAATACGTTGCTCACAAAGACCAACTAACATGGAAGAAGCTTTTGCCTTTAGAGGTGAAAGTATATTTCCACTAGATTTAGTTAAATCTCACAAACGCACTATTGAAGAAGGAGAATATCCTTACATGTGTATGAATCTTGCATACAACAATGTTGGAGAAATTATTGCAAGTCCTACAACTAAAAAACCAATCTTAACTTTTCCTGTAGAAAAAAATGCAGAAGATAAATCAGGAGCCATAGTTGTATGGGAAGAACCAGATGAAGAAAAAGAATTTTGCACTACATACTATGCATCTGTCGATCCAGTTTCTGAAGGTAAAACTGTAACATCAGATTCATTGTGTTCTATCCATGTTTATAAAAATCCAGTACATGTACAAAGAGTACAATTAAATGGAGAAGTTGAAACATTTGTAGAGGGTGATAAAATAGTTTGTGCGTGGACAGGAAGATATGATGATATTAATAAAACACATGAAAGATTAGAGTTAATTATTGAATGGTATCAAGCATGGACAGTTGTAGAAAACAACGTGCCTTTATTCATTCAATACATGCAGTTTAAAAGAAAGCAAAAGTATTTGGTTCCATCATCACAAATTGTATTCTCTAAAGAAGTTCAGTTATCTAAAACCCAGTTTCAACAATATGGTTGGAGAAACGTATCAACAATCTTTAAAACAGTGATGTTAAGTTATTTAATTGAGTACCTTAGAGAAGAAATTGATGAAGAAACTGATGAAGATGGCAAAGTATATAAGAAGTATTATGGTATCTCAAGAATACCAGATTACATGTGTATGATTGAAATGGAACATTATCAGCCAGGTGTAAACGTGGATAGATTAATTTCATTAGCTGCTTTAATTACCTTTGTAAAAATACAAGAAGCAAGTAGAGGATTAAAGAAAAGAATAGAGCATGAAGATGGGGAATATTTGGAAAAGTCAGAAAATTTGTATAAATTAAATAAGAGTCTATTTAGGCATATAGGAACGAGTGGTACATCATTAGGTATGAAAAAACCCAGAAGTCCTTTTAAAAACATTAGATAATGGAAATATTAAATGCAATTGATCTAAAAAAAGGTAAAAGAACCAAAAAAAATAGATTTGGTGTTTTTACACAACCGCTTCAATTTGTACCACAAGATGAAAAAGATGATGAGTGGTCAAAGTGGAATATGGATTGGTTAGAGTGGCAAGGAATAAAGCAAATACAGGCTAAAGCAAGGCGTATAATGAAAAATTATAAACTTGCTAAAGGTGTAATAGACAAAACTGATTATTTGCCATCTGTAGAAAATGAGATGTCTGAAATGTTAGAAGTTCTAACACAAGGCCAAGATGAAGTTTTGGAATTAAAGTTTTATCCTATTATTCCAAATGTAATTAATACAATGGTTTCTGAGTTTGCAAAAAGAAATACCAAAGTTGATTACCGTGCTATTGATGAGTATTCTTATAATGAAATTATGGATAAAAAGACTGAGGCAATCAGTCAAGTTCTAGTTGAATATGCTCAACAAAAACTTATTTCTAAAATGGTTGAAATGGGGTTGGATCCTAATTCAGAAGAAGCTCAACAACAATTAAATCCAGATGCATTAAAAAAACTTCCAGAAATTGAAGATTTTTATTCTAAAAAATACCAAACTCTTGCAGAAAAATGGGCTGTTAAACAACATGCAATTGATGTAAATAGATTCCGAATGGATGAAATGGAAGAAATTGCATTTAGAGATTCACTAATTACAGATAGTGAATTTTGGCACTTTAAAATGTTAGAAGATGATTACAATATTGAATTATTAAATCCAGCATTATCTTTTTATCATAAATCACCAAATGTTCATTACATATCTCAAGGTAACTGGGCGGGTTGGATTGATATGCTTACAATTGCAGATGTAGTAGATAAGTATGGTTATCTTATGACTGCTGAACAATTAGAATCATTAGAATTATTACATCCAGCGCGTTCAGCAAGATACATGATTGATGGTATTCCTAATGATGGTTCATTATACAATACAGATGACAGTTATGAATCTAATAGAAGATCTGGCGTTGATATGCGCCGACATCTTTCTTTTTTAGAAAATGCACATGATCCACATGATGTAGTTTCTTATATAGTTGGTGAAAGTGAACATGCTGGTAATTTACATACTGTAGAATTATTAAGAGTTTCTACAGTTTATTGGAAAACTCAAAGAAGAGTTGGTAACTTAACTAAGATTGATGAGGATGGTTCTGTTGTTACAGAAATTGTAGATGAAAACTATGTAGTAACAACTAAACCGGTTTACAATAAAGTATTTGAGAAAAAAGAAACATCTGATAATTTAATCTTTGGTGATCACATAGATTGGTTTTGGGTTAATCAGGTTTGGGGTGGTGTTAAAATTGGAAATAACAGAACAATCTTTAATACTGAAACAGATACTGACTTTGATCCAATTTATTTAGGAATAGATAGGGATAAACCAGGTCCTTTAAAATTTCAATTCAGAGGAGATCAAACTCTTTATGGTTGCAAGCTTCCTATAGAAGGTAAAGTATTTTCAGATAGAAACACTAAAGCTACATCTTTAGTAGATCAAATGAAACCGGCACAAGTTGGTTATAATATATGCAATAACCAAATATCAGATATTCTTATAGATGAATTAGGTTCTGTAATTGTACTAGACCAAAACGCTTTACCAAAACATTCTTTAGGAGAAGATTGGGGTAAAGGAAACTTAGCTAAAGCCTATGTAGCAATGAAAGACTTTTCAATGTTACCATTAGATCCAAGTATAGCTAATACTGAAAATGCTACTAACTTTCAACATTATCAAGTTTTAAATCTTGAGCAATCAGCAAGACTAATGTCAAGAATACAACTTGCTAATTACTTTAAACAGCAAGCAATGGAAGTAGTTGGTCTTAATCCTCAACGAATGGGCCAACAACTTGGACAAACTAATACAGCTACAGGTGTAGAACAAGCAGTTGCTGGTTCTTATGCTCAAACAGAAGTTTATTTTATGCAACACTCGGATTATTTAATGCCGCGTGTACATCAAATGAGAACAGACTTGGCTCAGTATTATCATTCAAATAAATCATCAGTTAGATTGCAAGGTATGATTTCTCCAGATGAGAGAACAAATTTTGAAATCAATGGTACTGATTTGTTGCTTGTTGATCTTAATGTATTTTGCCAAACAAATGCTAATAATAGAAGTATACTTGAACAACTCAAACAATTATTTATGAGCAACAATACTACAGGTGCTTCTATTTATGATTTAGGAAAAGCAATGCAAGCAGATTCAATTGGTAGTCTTAATACTATTCTTAAAGATATTGAACAAAAAACTGAAGAACAAAGAGCACAGCAACAACAGCATGAACAACAAATGCAAGAAGCTGAAATTAAAGCTAAACAAGATGAAAAACGCATGGTTATGGATCATGAATCTCGCGAGAAAGAAAAAGACCGCAGATCAAGACTTCTTGAAGCTGAAATTAAAGCTGCTGGTTATGGTGCTATGCAAGATGTAAATAAAAATGAGCAATCTGATTTCCAAGATGTTTTAAAAGAAGTGAAGCAATCAGAACAATATGATGAAACAATGAACTTTAATAGAGAAAAAGAAACTAATAAAAAGGATATACATCAGCAAAAATTAGACTTAGAAAGAGAAAAAATTTTAACTGAATCAAGAAATAAACAAGTAGAACTTGCCATAGCGCAAGAAAACAAGAATAAGTATGACCAGAAAAAACCTAATAAATAAATAAATTATGTGTTTTAACTATAGTATAACAAAAAACTTTTTATGCACTAAAAATAGTTAAACATATATTGTTTACAATTAGATAAATTTGCTTATATTATTATTAGTCAGTAAAACCAACAATCATGACAGAAGAAGAAAAAGCTGCTCAAGAAGCAGCACAAAATTCCGGTACAACGGTAACGGAAGTTGATTTTGATAACATAGATGACCTTTTAGGAATACCCTCTGCTAGTTCAGTGATAACTCCACCAGAAGGAAAACCATCAGTATTAAAATCTAACAAAGTTGACATATCGTTCCTTGATGAAATTAGTGATGATGATACAGATTCATTAAAAGATCCAGAAGTGGCTAAAGCTGCAGTTGCTGCAATTGTAGATACACCACTTTTAGATAATGATGATGAAGATGACAGTGATGATGTCAGTCAAGTAAATAAAGGTGGAAGACCTAAGTTAGTTAAAGATGCAATGATTGAAGCTGCAAATAGACTAATTGACAAAGGAGTTCTTCAACCATTTGATGACGGAAAAGCACTTACAGATTACACTGTAGATGATTTTGAAGAATTAATCCAAGCAAATATTGATTCACAAACAAGTGAAGTGGCTCAAAATGCACCGGTGCAATTATTTCAACAACTACCAGAAGAAGTTCAAGCTGTAATACATTATGCATTAAACGGAGGTCAAGACATTAAAACAATTTTTAGTCAATTATCAAGAGCACAAGAAACCTTTGATCTTGATGTTACTAGTGAAAATGATCAAGAAACTATTGCAAGGCAGTACTTAAATTTAACAGGTTTTGGTTCTACTGAAGAAATAGAAGATGAAATTAATGTTCTTAAAGACCGTGGTGATTTAGCTAAATATGCTGAAAGATACAAACCGAAATTAGATGCTAGACAAGCAGAGGTAATTGAAAATAGGTTAAAAGAACAGCAAGCTGCACAGAACAGAAAAGTTGAAATGGAAAAAAGGTATCATGATGTAGTGTATAATACACTTAATTCAAATAACTTAAATGGTATTCCATTAAATAACAAAGTTCAAACAATGCTGTATTATGGTTTAACTGATGCAAATAAGTATCAAGATTCTAAAGGTAATCCTACAAATGCATTAGGTTACTTGCTTGAGCAACATCAATTTGGACCTAAAGCTAATCCATCATTAGTAGCTGAAGCTTTATGGTTACTTGCTGATCCGGTTAATTACCGAAACTCAGTAAAACAATTAGGTGCAAATGTTGCTAATGCTAATACAGTTCGTCAATTAAGAACTGAAGAAGGATCAAGAAATTCATCATCAACTGGTATCGGGGAGCAAAATACAAATGCTGGACGAACATCTTCTAAAAGAGAGCCTATAAAAAGGCAAGGAAGATCTTTGTTTTCCAGAGGTTAAAAGTGTAAATAAATAAATAAATAAATACAAAAACAAACAAAAATGAGTACACCAGTTTTAAATAATGGTATGTTCCTTCGGGACAACTATTACACAGCAAGCTCTCATGTGGATTCTTACCACTTGATGAATTTGATGAAAGATGCACAACCAGATGATTTGGGACCAATTGAACTTTGGGCGCAAGTTAAAAAGTTGGAGATGCCTTTATATCAAATGTCTTCTTTTAATGGAAAGAATGTTATTGAGGTTAACCACCCAAGAGGTGAATACAAGTGGTCAACACCTGTATCTGAAGAACTTCCTTTCATTATGGAAGATCTTGATCCATCAAATACTGCTAAAGGTGTTGATGGTACTCCGTTCAAAATCAAATTGAACAAGCGTGTTTTTGGACATGGTGATATTATCACTTATGACAAATTCAACGGTAAAGAACTTTACATTACTGATGAAGATATTCTTGACATGGGTGATGGTTATATCTATACTGTTCAGATGCCTAATAATGATTCATCTGCAACTTTTGATAACCGTTTCTTGACTAACAATACTTACTATTTCCGTGTAGGTTCTGCTCGTGGTGAGTATGGTGAAAGATATTCTGATCTTTCTATGACTCACACAACTCGTGAGTTCTACAACTATGTAGGTAATGCAGATGCACACGTTCACTATACAATTTCTTCTAAAGTGAAATTGATGGAGAAAGGTGGTATGCAAGCTGATGGTTCTATTCCTGTAACTGAAATTTGGAAAAACTTTGACACTACTGTTGATCCATCTATCAATACATTGGAAGGAATGGTTGCTGCTAAAGGTCAAGGTTATGTGAAAAAAGCAATGGACAATGGAAACCTTGTGCGTTCATTTATCACTAAATTAGAAGCTGCTCACTTGTCTAAAATTGCTTATGATATTGAAACTTACCTTATGTGGGGTAAAGGTGGACGTATTAAGCAAGATGGACCAGATGATCTACGTCTTTCTGTAGGTCTTTGGAAGCAGTTAGATTTGTCTTACAAGCATGTATATAACAAATCTGATTTCCGTCTTGACATCTTCCGTTCTGAAATCTTTAACTTCTACCAAGGTAAAGTTGATTTCCAAGGTCCAGATCCAAAACGTGAACTTATTGTTCAAACTGGTATGGGTGGAATGAGAATGATTAATGAGGCAATCAAAAGAGATGCATTTGCATCAGGTCTTGTACTTAATGCAAAAGAATTAGAAGCTGTTAAAGGTTCAGGAATGGACTTGTCTTACGGTTTCTCTTTTACAAGCTACACAATTCCTTTCTTGGCAAATGTGAAGTTTGTATTGAACCCTGCGTTTGACAACTTGCAAAACAATGAGATTGAAAACCCAATCATTGATGGTTTCCGTCTTTCTTCTTACTCATTTATCATCTTTGATATTACTGAGAATGGACAAGACAATATCAAATTGTTGAAATGTGCTTGGAATAAAGATCTTGTATGGCGTTATGTAAATGGTTCTATGGACTATATGGGACGTACACAAGGATTTGCTTCTTCTGGTAACTTTAATGGATACCAAATCTACATGACTCAGGCAATGCCTGCAATCAAAGTAGAAGATCCTACTAAAGTATTGAAAATTGTGATGAGAAACCCAATCACGGGAGGTTCATTGTAATCATATTTTATTAATAAAGGGAGTCATTAATTTGACTCCCTTTTAAAATTAAAAGCTATGTCACAAGTAAAAGTTGGGGTTTCAAGCCCAGATCCAGTATTACAAAGAAATCCTTATGCTGAAGCAGCTTTAGCAAGAATTGCTCATGTAAATGAAGCTATTCGTTTGTTAAAAGCTGATTGTTCTGCAGTAGGACAACTACCAACGTATACACCAATAACAGGAGCTGCAAGTGTTGCTGCTTTACAAACTGCAGTTAATGCAAAGCTTTCTGATATTACGGTTAAATTAAATGCTCTTGTTGCAGCATTATCCTAGAAAGGTAAATTGAGGCAGTAACCTAGAACTGCCTCTTTTTATTATATTTGTCAGTCATAAATTCATAAACCAACAAAAATGAGTACAAAATTAGAAACCGTAGGAAAGGTTACAATAAAACCTTACGCAGATCCTACACAAGAAAACATGGGATTAGAAAAATACAATTATGTTGTATTCCCAAACACATTTCAAGTAGAAACTCTTGCTGCTGTTGAGCAAAATGGCAAAACAAGATACTTGACAGGATTAAATGAGTTTGCTCCGGAAATTAAACAAATTAAAGATCCGGAAAGGCAAAAAGCAGTTATTAAAGATATACGTGAAACAGTGGCACTGTTAGAAAGAGAAAGAGCATTTAATTACATTGAACCAGAAGATAAAGAGTTTTGGTCAAAGGTGCAGATGTTTACTCCAAGCAATGCTGAAATCTGGGGTAAAGTGTTTATCAAATTAGGTAATGATGATCAAGTTCTTAATCCTAAAGAAAATTTAGATCACTTAATTTTGATTAAAGCAATTGAAAGTGGTGGATTTTCTTTAGTGGCATCTAGTTTTGAAGAGGCTAAAAGAACAAAAGCAAAGTGGTATTTAGACAGACAAATAGATACTATTGCTATTAAAACAAACATTACCAAACTTAGAAATAAAGCTCTTGCTATTCTACAAGAAATTTCTGAAGAAGAACCAAGAAAGTTATTTTACATTGCTAAGAATTTGGACGGAAATGGAGTTCAATATACTAATAAAACATTGCCAGATATTATTTATGACAACATGGATAAATATATTAATGCTTTAGGATATGACTCAGATAAAAAAAGATGTGCAAGTTCATTTATTGATTATTCAAAAATGAGCAATGAAGATTTAAAAATTAAATCAATTATTAAAGATGCAAGTTTCTATAAATACATTATTTCTAAACCAGATGGAATGTTGTATGAAGCTTCTCAAAGTATAATGCTTGGAAGAAATGTATCTGATGTTTTAGAATATCTTAAAAATCCAATTAATGAAGATATGTTGGATTTATTGATGGCTAAAGTTGAAGATATTTGGGCTAAATAAATTTAAATAAATATACCATGAAAACAACAATGAAAAAAGTTGCAGCAAAACCAGTTATGAAAAATGGTGGCAAAATGAAAAAGTATGGAAATGGAGGTAAAACTTCAGGTGCTGATGGCATGTACACTAATACTACTTCTGGTCAAATTTCAGTTCCAAAAAAAGGAATGGGTGGTAAAATAAAAAAATATGCTGCTGGCGGTAAAGTTGTTCCTACAGTTGATAACTCAGTGATGTCAAAAGGCGGAAAGGTTATGCCTAAAAAAGCTATGGGTGGTAAGATGGGTAAAAAAGCTTGTTAATGGCTGGCAAAGGTTTATATGCCAACATTCATGCTAAAAGAAAACGCATTGAAAATGGTTCCGGGGAAACTATGAAAAAACCCGGAGCCAAAGGTGCGCCTTCTAAAAAAGATTTCATTAAGTCTGCAAAAACTGCTAAAAAGAAATAATCATGGCTGCAAAAAAAATTAAAAAAGAAAAAACTGATTGTGGTGTAAAGACTAAAAAAGCTTTTCAAGCAGGATTAATTGTAGGTCGCAACATGAAAAAGCCAACTACTAAAAAGAAGAATTAATGGCAAAGGTTAAAAAAGGAATGGGCTTCAAAGCAGCTCAAAAAGGTATAGCAAAAAAGCAAGGTGTTTCTATGGAAGCCGCTGGTGCTATACTTGCTTCATCTGCAAGAAAAGCCTCACCTGCCGCTAAAAAAAAGAATCCTAATCTTAAAAAAGTTAAAGGATAATGACTAATGATACTCTACAAATAAAAGTTAAACAGCGAATCAATAAGTTGGCAAGTAATGATTATGATAACATCATGCCTTGGCAAATTGTTGAAGCATTTAACAAAGGGGTAACTGCTTGGTGTAGAAGAAACCTTATGGGAACAAACATGTCAAAAACTGGGGATGAAGCCAGTAAAAGACGTATTGATGACTTGCAAATTCTTTTAACAGAAAAACCACTCCAAATGGTTAAAAAGGATTTGTTTTTTCAATCTCCAATACTTCCAACAGATTATTTTGAGTGGAAAAGAATTTCTGCTACAGCTAAAAAAGATTGTTGCGATAAAAGAAAAATGGTTGTTTATCTTGCTGAAGAAGCAAACATAGATGAACTATTAAGAGATTATAATAAAAAGCCAAGTTTTGAATGGGGTGAAACTTTTTCTACAGTTCTTGGAAATAAAATTAAAATCTTTACTAATAATGATTTTGATATTGAAACTGCAACATTAACTTATTACAGACAACCGCGTAGAATACAAATACCAGGTGTGTCAGATCCATATACAGGACAAATTTCATCTGTTGATGTAGAATGTGAATTTAAAGATGACATCGTTGAGTTATTTATTGATGAGTGTGTAAAAATACTTGCTGGTGATCTTGAAGATGTTACTGCAAATCAAATTGCAGATAACTCAGTAGAAACTAATAACTAAGAATAAAATGAATGCACCGCAAAGAAGTTTGTTAAAAAGACCAATGCAAACACAGATGCAACAACCAGCTGCATCCAGTCAAGCTTACACAAAGCCATCAGGTAATCATTGCGTAGAAGAAACAACTGCTTGTGTTTGTGAATTAATGAATGCAACTGTTTCATTTCATAAATTACACCTAAAAGTAAATGGCGTTGGTGCACATGCTATACATGTTGCATTAGGTCCGTTGTATGAAGGACTACCTGATCTTGTTGATACAATTACAGAAGCTTATCAAGGAGCAGCTGAAAGAATTTTAGTTCTTCCAGACTGTTGTCCAAGAACTCTTAATTCTGTAGAAGAAGCTATTGTTTACATCAGAGAAATCTATGACATGATCTGTGCTTTACAAGACATTATGTGTTTTTCAGAAATCGGCAATGAGCTAGATAATGTAAAACTTTTACTAAGCAGTACAAAATATAAACTACTTTTCTTAAAATAAAAACCATGTTAAATAACCTTACAAACTTTTTAAGCATCATTGCTAAAGAAAGAATCAAGAAAAAACTTGAGCCTTCAGATATTATTGCCATAGGAACAAAACAAAGTTCCAAACTTGGTGATTACAAACCAACTGCTATTGTGTATGCGGATTTAGAAGCACAATTATTGTCAGCAGTTCCAACACCGACTCCTACACCAACACCTACTCCATCTGGAAGTGGTTCTGTATGGATGAATGGTTTTACTCCAGTAGGATGTATTAATGAAGACATTACATTACCTACTCCAGGAACTTTTACTTATCCTACACCGTTAACTATGTGTGTTGGTAAGACTTTAACAGTACCAGTAGGAACAACTTTAATAATCGTGTAAATTAAAAATCATGAGTCAAATTAATGTAGATATTATAGAAAATTTAAGTGGAACACCAGGAGATAATACTCCAGTTTGTGTAAATGGAGCTAAAATATATGGGGTTGGTATAGGTATGAGATCTTTATCAATTGGAGATAATCAAAAAGCAATTAGCCCAGGTTATGGAATAAATGCAGATGCTGTTCATATTGGGACAAGTGTTTTTCCTCCTGCTTCTGGATTTAATGCACAAACGGTTGCAATTGGTAGTCTTATTGCAGATTTAAATGCAAACAACGGTTGTGGCCAATCAATATTAATAGGAACGGAAGTAGCTAGAAATATTGGAAATTCTTCATCTGATAATGTTTTTATAGGTTATAAATCTGGAGAATCATTAACTGGATTAAATGATAATAATGTAATTATTGGTAGTCAATCTGGTAAATTAATTACCTCTGGTAATCAAAACGCATTATATGGTGCTTTTGCTGGTTCTACATTAACTAGCGGTGGAAATAATGTTTGTATTGGTTCTAATTCTAATACTGCTACTGCTACTACATCTAATTCAATTACATTAGGTAATTCATCACATACTGTATTAAGATGTGCAGTTACATCTATTACATCACTGTCAGATGCTAGAGATAAAACTAATGTAGAAGACTCTACTTATGGATTAAGTCTTGTTAATTCTTTAAAGCCAGTTACATTTGAATGGGACACTAGGGATGGAGCTAAAAAAGGAGTTAAAGATTTAGGATTTATTGCTCAAGACTTAAAAGAGCTTGACGATGAGTATTTAGGCCTTGTATATGATGAGAATCCAGAAAAATTA